CGCGAATCCCATGGACCACAATCATGGTAATAGTGGGAATGTGAATATACCCCACTCTCACACTATACAACAATCTAGTCCTACTCTGCAGCACTCTCATCAGGTTCCTACAGCGACGAAAGCGCACAGTCACCCGGGTAGTAATACAGATGCAACTGGACAGGCTTCTCCCGCTGCAATAACGATTACAAATCCGTATTATGTATTGGCTTATATCATGAAATACTAGATGTAATTCGTAAATCATGTACTTAAAAAAACATTACTATTAGTAGTATGACTACTACGAGAATTAAAGCATTCGGTGGAAATATTGGGATAGGCACAGATGACCCTGGGTCTTATAAACTAAATGTAAATGGTATAGTCAAAGCGAACTCTTTAGTTGTTAACGGTGTAACAAATTCACAAGTTCCCATCGGTTTAATTGGGCTATGGTATGGTACAGTCGCTACAATTCCAACGGGTTGGGCTCTCTGTAATGGGCAATCTGTTATTCGAAGTGATAACGGTGCATCTATGACAACTCCAGATCTCAGAGGAAAGTTTATCAGGGGGGCTGTGGGAGATAATCCATCTCCAGCGTACCCAGGACAATCAGGTGGTTCAAACACTGTAACAATATCGTCAACAAATCTCCCCAGTCATACACATCCGTTCGGTACCTCAACCCATAATGTCCCACATAGTCACGGAGCTACTGGCAATCACCAGGTTATACATGCTCATAATACCGCGACCCATCAAGCTGGTCACGGTCACGCTATCCAAGGTGGAAGTGCTAATCATGACCATGGTCAAGAATCTGGTAATGCTAATATAACTCATGACCACTCCGTTAATCAGGTAACAGCTGCGCATGCTCACGGAACGCAAGGATCTGGAGCTAATCATCTTCACTCGTACCCCAACGTGTTTGGGACGATCGGGATCGGAGCGGGAACTGGTAGAAAATTAAAAGCAGCCCCTAGTTTCACTACTGGTACCACAAACGTACCTCATACTCACAGCACGGATACTGTAAATATGCCTCATTCTCATGGCATGTCCACTTACCCCGGTGCGCACGGTCATGGTTGTCCACAAGTAGATTCACTGCACGGTCACGTTGTACCAACCACTAGTAGTAATGCACCTCATAATCACGGGGGGAACACTTCTCAGGACAGTACAACTCATGCTCACAGTACTGGAAATAGCAATGCGAATCACTCTCATGAGGGTACTACGGCATCAACGGGACAAGGAACTGCTATCACAATTACAAATCCATACCGTGTATTAGCTTATATCATGAAAATATAGATGATATTCATTTAAAAATAAAGTCTTATTATAATATAAAAATGTCTGGTGGTATCGCCCAACTTGTCGCTGTCGGTGCTCAGGATGCACACCTTGTCGGACAGCCAGAAATTAGTTTTTTTCGCTCTACTTACAAGCGCCATACTAACTTCTCCCAAACCGTTGAACGTCAGGTAATTCAAGGTAATGTCGCTAACAATGGCATGTCTACCGTTCGTTTTGAGCGTAAAGGTGATCTTCTCAATTATGTGTACTTTGTACCTAACAATGGTTCCGCAGTTCAGTCCGTTGCTGATTGGACAACCATGATTTCCAGGGTTGAGCTTCTCATCGGTGGTCAGGTCATTGATGAACAGGACTCTACCTACTCTACTCTCATTGCCCCTACTCTCTCGGCCACTACTTCATCTAAGTCGGTCGCGGGTGACCTATTTGGTGGTTCCACCAACTCTAAATTCTACCCCCTCCGTTTTGCGTTCTGTGAGAATTGGCAGACTGCCCTTCCCCTCATCGCTCTCCAATACCATGACGTGGAGCTCCGTATCACTTGGGGTTCCGCAGCCGCTGATAACAATTTCAAATGGGATGTCTACGCGAACTATGCGTACCTCGATACCCAAGAGCGCGATTATTTCGCTTCTACTCCCCAGAATATGATCATCACTCAGGTTCAGAAGGCTACCGCCTCTCGGGCTAAGATCCAAGAGCTCAACTTCAATCACCCCGTAAAGTATCTCGCGGCTGCCAACGCCAGCTCGGTGAACATTCTTGGTGATACTGGCGGTGTTGATAATAAGATTAAGCTCCAGATCAACGGTACTGACGTGGCTGACTACAAGTTTGGTAACCCTAACTTTTCTGTGGTACCCTTATATTATCACACCCCTTACTCGAGCTCGGCGGTCGCTTCTAACACGATTAAGAACCTCTTCTTGTACCCATTCTGCCTTGACACATCTAAACTTCAGCCAACTGGTAGTCTCAACTTCTCTCGTCTTGACTCTGCTCGCATTGTGAACGATCTAAACGATTGTAATGATGATATCTACGCCGTGAACTATAACGTTCTCCGCATCGAGAACGGTATGGGTGGACTTTTATATTCTAATTAATTAATAAACAACATGTGGAAACTAATTTTCCTCCTTGCCATCGTTTTTGTATTGATGTATGATCCTAAATCCAGGACACTCGAAAAGTTTGTCGGGCAGCCCACAGTGCCAACTCAAAAGTCGTGTGAAGATACACATTACCAATCCGTTCAATTTGCCCAAAATCCGTATGAATGTCCAACTCCAGGGAAAACACATATGGGTGTGATTGTGTAGGGTACTTAAAAAGAAGAACCCCATATTAAATATAATGATTCAAATGGACCGTGAAACCCTCACGATGGTAGCTGCCATCGTGGCTATCGCTGGTGTTATCTTTCTCTTTCGGGAGATGAACAAGGCTAAGACGGATGTTGATAATCTCAAGAACTTCTCGGCTCAGCTCATTCAGAAACTGAGTGCTCCAGTGCCAACTCCCCAGGTTGAATCTACAGATGAATCTGGTACTACTGAAGAAAAGACTGAGGAATAAACATATTCGTTTATTATAACTTGCGAATGCGCAATGAAAAAGTATAAAGCTATAGCGATACCAGTCAGTTTTGTTGACGAAAAACCTAGATTCCTCACTGTAAGGGATAGGCGATTCAAGGATTGGATATTTGTCACAGGAGGATGTAGAAGGAGGGAGATTTTCAACCCCATCAGATGTGCCCTTAGGGAACTTGAAGAGGAAACCCGTGGTGTAGTCTCGTTAAAAAGTGGGGAATATACAGAGTTTAAGTTTACAGTAAAGGAAAGTCCCACTGTAGACCTGGAATATAACGTATTTGTATTTTTCGTAGACTATAATAGAAGTCATCAGAACACCCTCGTCAAGAAGTTTTACGAAGAGAAACAGAAGATGAATTTGAAAAAGATTCAAAAGCAGCCTATCAAGAAGACTTATGATGAAAATGATTATATGAGTTTTGACACACTTGAAGAGTTTAATACACGTAAGCAATGGAAACTCATTATTGACAACGTTTTGATGAATCCAAACTTTTATTCGTGTGTAAGTTCTCTAAATAGAAAAACATTTTCTATTAAGTAGAATGAAGTCTAAAGCTTACATATTGATGCAAATTGGAGAACTCCTTAAAAAGAATAGAGGTCTATGTGATGAAGAGATTGAATGGTGGATGAAAGATAATGAAGATAAGACTGTGTATGAACTTTTAACTTTAAAAAAAGAAATTTCTCAAAATCAAGAGTATCATGATGTCTCTTGTATGAGATGGTTTAGAGAGGAGAACCAATGATAATATATGTTTAAGAAGTGGTGTAGCCACAATAAATTTAACAATGCAACCAATCTATCGCATGTGCTCATGGACGGTGGTGTCCTTTCCGTGCCTTTCGATAAATTGAATGACTTCTATGAGAAGTATATTGATGCCGTCAAGAGGGGTGAGAAACTTTTTGTCGTTGAACAGAAGACTCCAAACTATAACTTCTTCGTTGATATAGATTATAAAGATGAGAGAGCCCTAACCATAGATGAGATTCGGGGTATATGTAAAATCATATGTGACAAAGTGAAACGTCATGGTGGTAAAGAATGTCTTATCTCTGTATCACCTCCAAAGACTGATGGGAGTCTCGTTAAAACTGGTGTACATCTAAACTGGCCAGGTTTTGTCGTAAATCAATCAACAGCGGTTGCTCTACGTGAACATATTCTTATATCTCTCACGACGGCAAAAGGTTCTATAGATTGGAATGAAATTATAGATTCATCCGTGTATGGGAATCTTGAGAGAAGGACAAAGGGGAGTGGTCTCCGTATGCCATGGTCACATAAGATGTCTAAACATATGACATGTGGTGGTCAGGGGTGTGAGGGGTGTGGAGGGAAGGGAAAGGTTGTGCAAGTAGCGTATCTCCCTGTATTTGTTTATAAACCAGGACCCTTGAGTACTCTTCTAAAGATTGGTCAAGATCCAAGTGTAGATATTCTAAAAATGTCTTCAGTGAGGACTGATCAGATTCAATGTGTAACAGTTGAGCCACCATCTACAGTCATTAAGGAGGGGTCGTTCACAACGGCACAAACTAAAGATGAAATCGATAACGATGAACTCAAAGGTAT